TCCTAAGATTGTTGTCACTTTTAGGAACGGACTTAGTCACCTGGTGGGAAACCGCTTGCTGCCCAAACGAAAGTGCGAAAACAGGAGTACAGGCAATATGTAGTATGAGGAGGAGGGTTCCTGAGATCCCGAGTATCACATATCAACGCTAAGTTTGTTATTTCAAGTGAAACTTTTTACCTTTAATTCTCAAGATTATGTCTTTGTCGACCCTAGCAGGTGCGATCTCCGCACCTCGCACTGGGTCACTGTCGTCGAAAGATGAATACCGTAAATACGCAGCTGCGATTACCTCGTCAGTGCAGATTTGTGGCAACCACGACGTATCCTCGAAACGTATATTATATGAAGTTGGGGTCCGTTATAAGAGCATAGAAGTAGCCATGGCACAGCCAAAGGAGAGTGTCGTACCTGTCTCAGTGGCGTACGATACCACAGAGATAATGTCGGATTTGTTTACCACCCTCGCGCGTAAGCATTCGAACTTTAGTGGTGTCTTCTCCCGCTCGAATCTGTCAGGTGTAGTAGAACGGATTGCAAAAGGATTGGCTTGTGATAGTGCTTATGCCCGCGGTTGCACCACTGTTGAACTCCTATCAAACCTGCCACTGCGCATACACGCTTTGTCTACACATTTTTCTCCGGTATCCGCGAATTGTGAGACGGTATTCGTGCCTCGTCTAGTGGATGACATACTGACTCCCGACGTTTTTTCTGTCCTCGCCCACGCAATATGTGGTGAGGGCGGCATCGTTTCAACCGACCTTGTGGAAGTTGACCCATCAACACGGGAGCCCAAAATCACTGTTGTTGATAACGAGGCTTTTGCACCTGCTTGCGTCGACGCACTCCGTGTATTAGGCGCGAACATGAATGAGTGCGGGCAAGGTGAGTTGTTTGCCCTTGCAGTGGTGAGAGGGCTGAATTCAGTGCTCTCAGTAGTGGGACATACTGATGAAGGGGGCGTCATACGTGACATATTGAGGTGTGGCACCGTGGGAACCCCCTTCGGCGGCATACATTATGGTCTTAGCGCCTATGCAGGATTGCCGGCCCTCGCTACTTCAGACGGCGCCACTGTAGCGGGTTACTGCGACTCCCTTTTACTAAGTGCGGCTGCGCTAGTCGCACATTGCGACCCGGGCATTATGTATAACGGTTCATGGTTTCCTACGGTCACTTTCGGAGCTGGCGGTGCCGACCCTGAGTTGGACGCAGGTGCACATCAAGACGGATCACGTGACCATGGCCCTTTCAATAAGCACCAGATGTTGGCGAATTTTACGTTGTTCTCACGGACTTACACGCAAGGTCTGGCGAAACTGTTTGGAGTGCATGCGGGAGGCGATTCGGCACACACTTTCCTAAGCGCGTGTGCCGGACAAGTCGACTCGCATTCCCGCCATTTCTGCCACGCGAGTATGGCTCCGTACTTCTGGATTGAGCCAACGAGCCTTATACCACATGATTTTTTAGGTAGCATATCCGAGATCGAGGGGTTTGCTTCTGTGTGCTCTCGACACGTATTCAGAGAACGCGCCGCCTGGGAAGAAGTCGTCCCTACTGGCGTATCAGATGGCTTATCAAGTGAGTTTGTGGTACGTTTTCGCGGTGCACGTGCTGCACCTTTCTTACACCACTTCAACGGACATGGTAACGACGGACTTGCCTACGTAGTCCCGCGCCAGCTCGATACCGCCGGTGTAATCCACCCCGGGCCCGGAGCGGCAGGCCCTCTAACTACGCGCCTCAAGAGGTCGAACCACATCGGCCAATATCTTTGGACACGCGGGCAGACCCCACTATGTGCACCGGGTGAATTTCTCAACCTAGGCGAGACGATGCTCATACGAGTGTCCCACTTCACCATGGATGCGGACGGTTTTCCCAACCCCCACCACACACCTGCGGCGCATGAGTTTGCTGGCTTAACCATCAAATTCTCTGTGTCTGCGCCTGTTGGTATTGAGAAGGGAGGGCTGACAGAGCATACGAGAGACGCGAGACGTGCGCGTACTATCGCTGCCCGCAGCCTGGCTGCGGCTAACGTCAAGATGAGGATGTATGGGCAGGCGGCGATAACGTCAGCACCTATCCTGTTTTCCGCCCCTCCACTCCTGCGGGGACGCAACAACCTGCAAACAGTCGGGCCACTGAGTACTGAAGTCCGTAAACCATTGACTGAAGCGTACAACAGCGCGCAGGGTGCCCACGCCCGCAACGATGATGACATAGCGCGGGCTGTCCCTGTCGCGGCCGTCATGAAAAACGAGGTTGTATCTGGCCCGACAGTAGGCATCACGCGCGATACAGGCCCGGCTGGTCTCAGTGCTGCCGACCGCGGCGGGATGGCTGCACCTGTTGATGACGCGATCAGTGCCACCAGCGGTGTCGGAGCACGCCCCGCGCCAACTACGACATCTAGTGGCGTTGCCCCGCCTCAGAGGGCCGATTCGGGATGATTCCAACGGCACCTGGTAGTGCGTACGGCCGGGCGAAAGACCGTGCCAACTCTCTGGGTAGTCTCGGAGTTTATTTGTTCACTGTTTTAAATGTTTGCGGTTTTGATTATGAGTTTTTTTCGAAGTTGAGCACTACACAGCAGATCCTAGCGACTGCCAATCTCAATCTGGGCGATGAAGTTGTTTCTCAGGGCGTTAATTCTGAAATGTTTAATTCTGTTTCTGAAAATATATCTAAATATACAAAAGCGTTTGTCAGTCCGGTACCGTTACCGGGCGGTCAAGGTGTAAGTTCACCTTGGTCTGCCACACGGTTACCTGGCTACGAGCGCCATTCACAAAAAATGAGTCGGGTGGTAGTGTCGGCAGGTATGTCAATGATAGCTGCGAACTACCCATTTCAAGTTAACGGGTGCAACAATACTGTTTCGGTCAGTGAGTTGTTGCACCGCGTGATCCCCGTTGCGGAGCGTGCGGTTGACAGTGCAGGCGTGAGACTGTCAAAGAAAGGACCGGTCGATGTCGATATAAACCGCCTTGCCTCTGACAGTTCGTATCGTACCACACTTTACCCGTATAAGAGCAATCCGAATGCCCCGCTCAAAGCCAACATCCACCTTGCTACCCTGGCCAAGAGTGTTATCAGGCGCGGTGATGCTGAGAGGGTGCGTCCTCTACTGAACCGTCTCGCGGGTGTGTGCACTGATGACCAATGCTGTTCCGCCATATTGTACTACTACGGCTGTCTGAGGAGCCACCCTCAGCTGGCGATGCGCATCACAGTTGTCGCAATTCTGAACCCGGCGTTCGCCAAATCGCTGGGGCTAGTCATCAAGGCCCTCGGGATGCACTCGTGCATCGAGGGAGCTGTAGTAACTGAGTTGGGAGTCCTGCTCGGCCGGGGTGTTGGTATGGTAGACCTAGACGAGGAGGCCCGTCAGCGCGCTGACCCTGCATGGTTGGGCAATAACTTGTTAAAGGTTGACCCGGAGGTCTTGCGCCCGCATATCAGGGCGATCCTTGACGAAGAACTTGCTGGGCGGGACATTGCATTTCCTTCGCTAGAGGAGTTCTGGGCAAGGCGATGGCAGTGGTGTGTCAACGGCTCACACAACACTACGTACGATCACAAGTACAACGTTGATCTCGCCAGCAGCGCTCCTGGCATGAACAGGTATTACCGCCGCATGTATGCGGAGGCCGTTGAGGATGAGCCAATATCTACATGGGACGGTGTCGTACACGCGGGTCCGAGCTCAAAACTTGAACATGGAAAAACGAGAGTAATCTTCGCCTGTGATACCCTTAGTTACTTCGCTTACGAGCATCTGCTTGGCCCTGTATCAGCAGCTTGGTTGCATAGAAAAGTAGTTTTAGACCCGGGTCAATACGGGGGCGTCGGCCTAGTGGAGAGAATCAAGAAGCAGAGGAAAAAAGGAAACTACAACATTATGTTGGACTACGATGACTTCAATTCCCAACACACGAACTCAAGTATGGCTGTACTTATTGAAGAAACATGTAGGAAAGTAGGTTATCCGAAAGAGTATTCCAGCAAGCTAATCGAGGGCTTCAACAATACGTGGATACGTTCAAAAGGCTTAGAGTTTAAGACAGGCGGTACGCTGATGTCAGGACATAGAGGTACAACATACATTAACAGCGTACTTAATGCCGCCTATATCCGCGCAGCCATTGGACCCGTTGCTTACAATAGTAGCGGTTCCCTCCACGTCGGTGACGACGTATACATGGCCGTATCGGACGCAGATACGGCTGGAGACATACTCAACAAGTGCAGGGAGTTCGGTTGCAGAATGAACCCCTCCAAACAGAGCGTTGGGCTGGTGTGCGGCGAGTTCCTACGCATGGCTATCGGTGAACACGGCGCATATGGATATTTACCACGCTCAGTCGCGAGTTGTGTGAGTGGGAGCTGGACTACTGAGAAAGCGTTGGACCCTCAAGGAGCGGTTAATAATATAATACAGAGTTGCTGGACTCTAACAAACCGTTCGGGTTGGTCAGGCTATGGCGAGCTTCTCGCTCCGGTGTTGGCGGACATAGCGAGAGTCAAGATACGTATGCGGCGGCATTGCTAAGTGGGAGGGCCGCTCTGGATGATGGCCCGTCAAGACGTGACGGCAGTACGTTGCAGAGATACGTGTCTGCCTCGACTCGTCTGGAGAGGTTGATAGAGGCGTTGCCTGATAACGTTGGAGACAAGGCTACTGTGTCGTATCTATCCAAATGTATAACTCCGGTTGAAATGTACGCATTGCAAGAGTTACGCTCGAGTGTTAAGAGTGCTATGTTGTTCTCATCCTACGGGAAGGCAGTAGCAGGCCTCATTAAGCCCGAAAGTAGCGACTTTACGATACGTAAAATTAAACCGCGAGAGATACGCGGGTGTGATACAGCACAAGACTTGTTGACAAAACCGGCACCGGAGGGAGTGCTCACGAAATACCCGGTGCTACAACTCGTGAAACAGGAGTTAGACAGTAGACTGTTGCGGAAGTTGGTGAGGTTGGCCGGGGGGAACAGTGCGGCGGTTGACGTCCGGCGTGAGGCGTGGGGTGAGCGCTCACGCCCCATCGTCGTAGACGGAGTTATGCCGTACAATGATGCGATGGCCCTTGGCAGGAGGGCAAGCGGTGATGTGCTATTCACCTCTTATCCTGTCAACTTTTAATCCACG